ACACCGTCTTTATAATAATAAAATGCAGTGTAGATATCTGGTAAATGATTATCATCAAATAATTTTCTGTGCCATCTGCTGGTTATTGTTTTGCTTTTGTAGTCTTCGACACTGCTAGTAAAAAGTATTTTTTGATTATCAAAAGTATTCCACCAATGGCTAATATCATTTAAAAACAACATGTCGGCATCAAGCTTTACAGTTCTGTGCCACGGGCTATAGTTACGTACTTGCCATTCTTTTTCAAATCCCCATTTGCCAGGAACAGTAACAATACTATCAAATACTTCCTGATGATGTGGTTGTATTCGACTGGCAGTTTCTTCGTCAATTAATACAGCATAATTGGTAATATTTTTTTGTGTAGTCTTAATGCTAAGTGCTTGCACATATGCCATTTGCAAATAATCTACATTATCATTATGTCCAATTCGTGCCGTGTAGCCTTTTATTCCAGCATACTCTTTGACCATATTAATTGTCATACACTGCTCCATTGCTTAAGAAGAGTTAAATTATCTTCAAATAACAAATGCTTACCTAACACATGAACATCGTTGTTAACTCTAACCAATGAGTTATCAAATTCAAACTTTAGTCCGCGTTCGTCTGCATCTACTAATTTGCAGTCTGCGCCTGTCATCCACATTTTCCAAGGCATAATACTTGTAGGCAACATATGCCCAACAATACTAAACACCATATCATTTCTATACTGCGCAGGTGAAAACTCAAATACTCTTGCATAGTAATCATAATTGTCTGCTATATTGTTAGCATACTCAAAATGTGTACCAGCATTCCGATTCCAATACATAGCCGTTGCCCACAGTTGAGGAATGGTTCTGTTTGGTAAAAGACGATATTTGTCAAAACTATTTCTTCTTGTTGGGTCGTACACATTGCCAATGATTTGAAAATCATCGTTGTATTCAAAACATCTTAGAAAACTATCACTCTGTACAAAATAATCAGCATCAATTAATAGTGTTTGCTCGTACGGTGTTAGGTAAAATAACTGTCGCCGGTAATCATTATACCAATTATAATTTTCATGGTGTTTATTTATTTGTACATGTCTGGTTGTGCTATCTGGTTTATCTACAATTAGCACATCGTCAAATCCGTCAATTGGTTTATCGGTTACAATTGCTACCGGCAGTTTTAGATGCCGTCTAACTTGTGCAGCACTAATTTTAGCTAGTTCTGTATATTTTAGTATATTGCTTTGATCTGTATCGCTGTCAAAAGCAACTATAACTACACCTTTAGACATTTTTTGCTTGACGTACCCTTGCAAGTTTGTTGTATTCTACTGCCCATGCATTAGCAGCAAACTGATATTTTTCTTTGCTCACTTCTAATAGTTCAACAGGATTTACTGTTCTTGGAACACTGTAAATGTCTTCTAATACAATTTGATCTACATTTTGAAAAGCTGTGAGGAAAGAAATAAATTCTCTATTTGCGCACCACATACCATTGCTGTGCGAAAAGTTCAAATCGTCTTGGAATTTTTCTTTAAGGTTAAAATAAGAATGCTTGCGATTCCACGCAAGCATTGCTTTTTCTTTTATATCTGACATAACATTATAATAACAGAATTAATTGCTATTGTCAACCATTATGACTGTGTTACTGTAGCATTGTTGCCAGCAGTTGGTGTGCCCCAAGTGTTAGCCAAGTACGTTGTGGTTGCACCATTTGCACTTGCGTCTACTCGTGTTGTACCTGATACTACATCGTCCCAACTGTCGGATGCGCCATCAACAAAGTATGCACGTATTGTGATTACAGTACTGCTTCCCGGTGCTGCATTTAGTCTTGCTTGTAAATACAGTACGTTACTGCCGTAATCTGCGCCACTACCTGTTGCGCTCGAAATTGTGTAGTCACTAGTGCTTAGGTTATCCCAAAAGATAGCGTTGGTTACAGTTGCACTTGCTCCGTTTGCAACACTTTCCCAGTTATTACTTTTTGTGTTTCCTGAAAATGAACTACTAGCAGTGTTAAATGTAATTGTGCCGCCTGCATTAAAGAAATAACGCATTGCATTGGCACTTGAAAATGTAAATGTACATTCACGTACTGCGTTACTTGTCCAGTTTGTTGCACCTTCTGCGTTTGCAGTTGTTAAACTTCCTGTGCCAACGTTATTGTTGCGTCTTGATGTTGTTACTGTGCTAATGTTTGTATTTAAACTTGAAATGTATGAAATTAGATCGCCTGCTGTTGGTTGAGTTAACCCCGATGATTCACCAGCTTGGTGATTCCTCATACTATCTAATCTTGCAATTAATGTTGCCCACTGTGTTGCTGTTACAGTATTGGTTACTGAGACACTGTTTAGTGTAGAGGTTTGGCCGTACCCGCTATCACCAGTGCCGCTGCCCCATACTGCGTTTACGCTTGCAGCAAATCCGTTATAATCAGTTGCTTCAATTGTTCCGCCTTGGCTATATGACATTTTTTAATCCTTATTTTGTTAATTAACTATTAATAATAACAACTGCCATGACAGTCGCTTCTCTATGTGTATACTTATCTTCGAGAGCTCTTCCAATGGTGTTAAAGCCAGTAAGATCGTCATCTTCTGCTGCTCTTGCAACACCTGGAATATTACTTGATACTAATCGCTGTCCTTTAAGGACTGTTCCTACTACACGAACAGGAACACGACCCGTCATAGCAATTGCTGGATGTGTTTCATTATTTCCGGCGCCGCTATTCATTAAATATGCAGCACGACTACTAACAACACCAAATACGTTATTACTAGCGTCTTCGTTGACTGCTGTTACTTCTGCAGAGCCGCCTAGGGCCACTACAGTACCTTCTGTATATATTGCGTCAGCCTCAAATCGTTCTGCCAAATCCGCATACTGTGCTTCAACGGCTGTACCATTTAATGTATCAGCATAAACATTTGCCCATTTTACAGTAGACGATCCAATTGACCCGGTACTATCACCTTCTCCTGGCAATACTGCGGCTGTTGTGCCATCAAATAATAGTGCGCTTGTTACACCGCCGCTGGTTTTATTAACTTCAATAATAATATCGCCGTCGGCTGTACCATTAGCAATCTTAGCATTATTGCCTGTTACTGTAAAACTTAAATCACTGCCTGCGCCGAGAATAATGCCGCCATCGTTACCGACAGTCAATACACCCGTTGTGCTAGCGTTTTGATCAGCACGTAAGAATTGTGTACTATCTAACCCATCAAGTAGTTGCGAATCTGAAACAGAACCTGTAAAAGTTGCGCCAGTGACAGTAGTGCTTAATTGAATACCTGGAGAAATTGTAGCAAATCCACTAATTGCAGACTGCGGAGTAAATTGAGAATCTTTACTAATCATTGCTACTGTTGTATCGGATACGTACATTCTAACAACAACATGGTTTGTTCCTAAGTTGTCTGCAATAGTTTCAACAATAGCACCACTTTCGCCTGTGCCACTTGTAAAACTTGGACCAATTAGAACCCAACTTGAACCATTATAAACATATAACTGATCGTTCCCACTGTCAAACCAAAGATCGCCTGCAATAGCACTCGATGGCTGTGTTTCATCGCTAGTCGAACCGCTAACAACTTTAAATGCTACTCCATTGTAAATTTTAAGTATTTGCGATTGACTATCCCACCAAAGTTGACCAGTTACTGGCGCAGTTGGCTGACTAATATTGCTGAAATTTTCAAGCAATTTAACAAAGTTTTCATTTAACAACTCACCGTAACCGCTATAGTTTTTACCAATTAGCGTTAAATTAGTTGTTGTAGTATTAATTGTACCGTCAGCAACTGTTGCTAATATCGATCCACTTGTTGTATTGACTGTGTAAGCCATTGATTATCTCCTGGTATTTTATAAATTTATTTATCTGAATATATTATATGCTAGTATTTATTAAATTGCCCCTAGGCTGGTCAACGTTTGAATTCGTACTGTATAATCAATTTGAATAAGTCTATTCAATGATTTTTGCACAGGATGAAACACAACATGTGTTAGAAGCTTGCCTTCGTTAACAGTTCCGCCCCAACTTTTAAGCCCTAGCTCATCAAATACAAAATCGTCGTCAAAGTTTGTTGTATTGTCAAATGCTTGCTGTCCGCTTGGCTCTCCGTAGTCTAATAGACAACTTACTAGAATGTCTGTATATACTTGACCTGGCGTATGTCTAACTTCAATTTTGTTGCGTGTAGAATCTAAATTTAGTGAACTATTATCATCTACAACTTTATAGTAAGTTTGGTTGTACAATGCAGCACTCGACCCTGTGCTATTTGCTGGAAGATATGTAATTACACCAGTAGGGTCAACACTAGTTCCGCCATTACCGAAACTCATTTCATGCACAAAGCCAGTTAGTTTGTTTGCAACCGAAAGTGCAAGTGCTTCGCTCATATTTTCATAATGAATAGCATTTCTTTTATCAACAATAACTTCTTTGGTTTCTGGATCAAAGATTTTAATGTGACCTTCGATATGTACTCCACCGTTTTCCTGTGGTTTTTCCATTTTTTTAATTTCCTGTTTTTTATCTGTCTTCTTTGCTATAACTTTCATTATAACTTACCTACTATACATTCCACAAGTTTTATTTCATCATTGCTGCTAGATTCTAATGCTCTGCCAATAACTGTAAATATTGAAATTATTTCGGAATCATTTTTTGCAACTGCTACACCCGGTTCATCGGAACTAACAATACGCTGTCCTTTTGATATCGGTCCTTTTACTTTTACTGGAACACGCCCGGTCATTGCAACAGGTATACCAGGCAATAAACTATTCATTAAATATGCTGGGTTCGAACTTACTACACCAACTACCTGTGCATCGTTGTCAGAAATTGTTTGTGTCACTTCTGCGGCTCCGCCTAGTCTTAGAACTGTGCCGGCTTGGTATTCTTCATCTGCTGTGTAGTTTTCTGCTAAGTCGGCGTAATTTGCTTCAGTTGTTGTTGCAGTGATTGTGCCTGCACTAAAATTACCGCTTGCATCGCGGAATACAATTGTATTAGCTGTGTTTTCGCTTGTAGCATTTGACGTAACAGTGAACGTTCCGTTTTCAGACGATACACTACCACTAATACCGTTACCACTTGTAGCACCTGTTCCAACATAGTTACCAGTTGTATCTGTACCTAATGCTATACTATCGGCTGTAATTGTAGTTGTAATGCTAATATCACCAGAACCATCTACGCCATTAACACTACCAGTTACATCGCCAGTTAAAGACACTGTTCTACCAGTAGCCCAAGCACTTGCTGTTACTGCATTTGCAGTTAAGCCTAATTTATTATCTAGTTGTGTTTGTATATTACTTGTAACGCCGGCGGTAAAGTTTAATTCGTTTGTTGTTGCAGTTAAGCCTGAAATTGTAGTTGCTGTACTAGCATTACCAGTTACGTTACCGGTTACATCGCCGGTTACATCGCCGGTTAAATCGCCGGTTACATTACCAGTTACATTACCAGTTACATTACCAGTATGTATTCCTGATGTGTTGCCAATTAAATTGCCAACAAAATCTCCGTTTGTGTATATATTTTCAGAATTAGCTGTCCAACGATCACTTGCTTCATCCCATACAAACTGCACATTTACATTATCGCCACGCTCAATTTCAATACCTGCATTTTGATTAGGCACTCCTGCTGCATTTGAATTTAATAGAATGATGTTATCTGCTAAATTAATTGTTTCTGTATTAACTGTTGTAGTTGTACCCGATACTGTTAGGTTGCCGGAAATTGTAACATCGTTAGGTAATCCAATTGTTACCGCTGCTGTTTCAAAACCGCTACCGGTTACTTCGATTTCATTTGCAGTACCAGCAATTGTTGCAACATAATTTCCGCTTGTATCAGTTCCTAGCGTTGGAGTAGCAGCCGCAGCCGATACTGTAGTTGCAATTGAAATGTTTCCTGTACCGTCAAAACTTGCAGAACCTGTTGCATCTCCTGTCAGTGATATTGTACGTGCTGTTTCTAGTGCTGTTGCTGTTGCAGCATTACCACTAGTGTCTTGGTTACCTGCTGTATTAACACCTGGTAGGCTAATATTAGCAGTACCGTCAAAACTTACACCACCAATAGTACGTGCTGTTTCCAGTTCTGTTGCTGTACTTGCATTGCCAATTAATGCGCCGCGGAAATTCTCTGCTTGCATATCTGCTAGATTGAAACTAGCGTGTGATGTGTTAATGTCAACTGCCGCCGACGGCTCAACTGTATAGCTGTCAAATACTTTAAAGTATCCATCTGTTGCATCTCTAAAGAATCCAGCGTGTGCATATGTTCCGTCATCATAAGCTCCGCCCCAGCCCAAATCAACATTGACATGAGCGTGTCCGTGTGCTTCACCACCAGATACATATGTGTCTGTGACATTACTTGTGACTGTAAATGTAGTAGCGTCTGTTGCTGTAACAACACCGTCTACAATATTAAAACTACTTGGAGTTACACCAGTAATGTCAACTGTATATCCAACACTGTAAGTATTGTCCGCAGTATAAGTTACTGTTGCTCCATTACCTACAGCACCAGTAATAGTGGCTTCGCCACCTTCGTTTAGATATAATATGTTTTCATTGATACGAGTATTTTGAGAAAGTACTGTTGTTGTAGTGCCCGAAACTGTTAAATTCCCTGAGACTAATAAATCGCTGCCTACTGTTAAATCGTTGCTCACTGTAACATCGCTTGGAAGACCAATTGTTACTGCGGCTGTTTCAACTCCACTGCCAGTTACTTCAATTTCGTTTGCAGTGCCAGCAACAGTTGCAACATAGTTACCGCTAGTGTCTGTTCCTAGTGTTGGAGTAGCAGTCGATACTGTAGTTGTAAGTGTTACATTGCCGCTGCCATCGAGTGTTACACTACCACTTGCGTCTCCTGCTAGTGTGATTGTTCTTGGGGTTTCCCATGATGTTGCAGTATCTGCATTACCAGTTACATTTGCAGTAATACTAGATGGCAATCCGATAGTAATAGTATTATTTGTAACTGCTGTTTCAATTTCATTTGCTGTACCATTAATAGACAGTGTATCTATAGACAAATCAACAGTGTCTGTTCCTGTATCGCCTGCAAGTGTTAGTATAGCAGGTGCTGCTGATGCTACTGCATCAACATATGCTTTGTTTGCTGCATCTGTAGTTGCTGTCGGGGTTGCTAAATTAATAATCTTTTGTGAATTTACATCAAAATCTGCACTTGGACTAAATGTAAATGTTATATTATCTGCATTTTCTGTTGTAGTAAATACATTACTGTCTGCAATTAATGTTTTTAATTGTATATCGGTACCGACTTTTGTTTTGTATATTCCGGCGCCGGTTCCGACATTAACAGCATCGTTTGCTTCACCTGTACCGGAGCCATTAGTAATTGCACCTGGTGTCCATTCACCTGCCATTGCACTCCATAGCAATCCATCGCCATCTGATGGTGCAGAACTTGTAGTATTCACATCACTAAAGTCGTCGATACTAGATGCTGCCAGTACTGAAGTAACCCTTGCATCTGTGTAGTAAAGATTTAACGAACCTTCAGTTAAATCATCGGTATCTTTTGCAGCAAATGCAGTATTAAAATCACTATTAGTGTAATGTGTTAAATCACTAATCTGCGATTCTGTTATACTAATTGCCGTTTGGTGTTGTGTTACACTACTTTCTGTGATATATAAATTTGGAACATTTGCCCATGTAACTACATTTGACAGATCATTTGTTTCTGCTGTGAGATATGTACCTAAATCACTGATTTGTGATTCTGTAATGGAAAGTGCACCTTGATGTGCTGTTACATCAGATTCAGTTACAGTATAACTTGTTAAATATGAACTTAAATCTGGTGGAGTATATGTAAACACACCAGATGTGTTATCATACGCTAGTGTACCGTTGCCACTTGCAGTTTCCTGCGTTACGCTCAAACTAATTAGTGCAATACCTCCTGCATTAACTGCTGGTGCCCATCGACTATTTCCGTTATCCCATGCTAGTACTTGTCCGTCAGTCGGAGATGCATTATGAACATCTACTAGGTCTGACAGATTAGCAACTGCAATTCTTGCATCTGCTCTTGCATCAGTGTAATATAAGTTGCTGCCTTCTGTTATATTTCCAGTGTTAAACTCAGTGAAGTTAACTGCAATAGAACCTGAGGCAATACTAATGCCAGTACCGGCACTAAAGTGCGCCCTTACCTGGTCTTCGTTTGGCCCTGTGTAGGTTAATACTTTTGTTATACTGTTCCATATTAGGCTGCCATCGCCGCCTGCGTCAACTACTGAGTTAATTCCTGAACCACCACTCTCTATTGTAGTAACTCTTGTATTTAGATCAGTAAAGTTACCGTCCATTTCTGCATGTGTTAATGCAAAACCTTTTGTATTTCTCAACGTAATGGCCATTTAATTTTCCTCAAAAATAATATTACACTTTTATATATTTATACATTACGGGTCTTCCGTATAACCTGGATTAACGTAGTCTTCTTGCACAAAAGAAAGATCCGACGGTGTATTTTCAGCATATCCTTCGTCAACATATCCTTCGTCAACATAGATATCATCAACTCCTGCAAATGTCAATGGGAAAGATATACCTTTTTTATCATTGATAAACTGTGCGGCTTTAGTCAATGATTGCTGCAACCCTTTTCCATCTGATGGTGTACCAGATCCTTTATTATACCAGGTATTGCATTTTGAGTCAGGAACTAATTTATTCATATTAAGAACTATTGTTCCTGTTGTGTGTTCTGATGCACCAGTTCCAGCGACACCTCTCCTAATTTGTCCTAGTATATTTCCATTCTTGGTCCAATATGTGATTCTTTCCCCATTAATAGATATAACCCCAGGAGTTTTTCCAACTGGAGTTGGAAATTCGGATGCATCTTTTAACTCAATCTCAGTGTCGGTGAAACTTAAATCACGTGCTAATTCTGTTGCTTCTTCTTCTGCAATTCTATAATAATTAACATTTCCATTCATGTCATTGAAAATACTATACGTCGATTCGAAATTGTAAATGTTTTTATTCATTTCTGTTATAATAATTACACTAGTATCAGTAACTGATATCGAGTCTGCAAAATATAATGTTCTTCCTTTTGTTACATAATCGAGATTTGCAATCATTTTGACACCATCAATTGATACAAACAATCTTTCTGCTATCTGTCCGTCCCCGAGCTCATACTCAATGTTAAGTTCTTTTACAACGGAAATTCCGTCAAAATCGCTAATATCAAATGCAATATTATCAAAGCCGCCGATTGTTGTAGATGATAAAAACTGATCCGTACCAACAAATACTCTAGTTTCAAATTGGTAACTATCATGATCACTAAAACTCGTAACTGCTAACAAGTCGCCGCGGGCAGGAACAACTCTAAGTAATTCAATATCATTTGTTGTTTCATTGATGGTGTAATCTGCATTACCTGTGTAGGTTATACTAACTCTTGCACCAACTTCAGGTGGTGTAAACATTGTAACAGTAGGTACTGAGTTGCCAGTTGGTGCTGACACAGTATAATCTTGTACTGGATTTAATTTTACATCATTGACCCATACTCTAACTTGAGAATTTGTTAAACTCGTTATTGTTTTTTCATTGGCTGTGTTTGGCAAACGAAAATCAACAGTTGATCCGTCACCGTTGTAATACGCAGTGTTACTCGGACGCAATCTAGAACCATTAAGTTCTGCAATCACTGTTGTGTCCTTTGGAAGATTATTTCTAATAACTTCATCTAATCTAACCACCACTTGAGAGTCTTCGAGTTGTTCAATTTGAGTATAAACTTTACTAATTGTGTTTTGACTATTTCCGCTTAATAACATATGAATATGATCATTTAGTTGTGGTGTAATCGACAAAACAACGTAGGTTACGTGAGTGTTATTACTGATTATACTATAATCTACTTCTTTACCATTGACTAGTACTAGAGAATTTTTAATTCTACTATTTTCAATTTCAAGTGCAAAAACATTATTAGTACCATCACCAGTAAATGTTTTATTTGCAAGAATGTTTTCTCCAATTTGCGCAATTCTTGTAATAGTTAAAATATCACCATCTGCTATTGGATTGTCAAATACTATTTCGCCGGTTGTCCAATCAATGCTATATGCTCTATCCTCACTACCTTCATAGTATCCACCTTCTATAGTAAACAATGGAATATTGTTATCAGTTTCAGCAATTTTTCTATATCTCGGTCCTGTTTTACTAGTGTATACCAAGAAGTAATCGCCAACATCGTCTTTACTAAAATTAAATCTGGTTTGTACACCATCGCCTGTATAGTTTGTTACACCAAACTTCGGAGAGTAGCCGGTGCTTCCGCTTAAAAGTTGTGTTGGTAGTGTATGTACAAACATTTCTAGCGTATCGTACACACTTCCTGGTACATGTTCTTCTGGAGCATAACTATGATTAGAATCTAAGAATTTACCGCCGCTGGTAATAATGTCTTCTGGTCTGGTGCCTAGTGCAGTATCAGCAAATCTACTGTAGATGCCTTGGTCATAATTACCAGGAAGTGTTTCGGGAACGCCTTCGACTGTTAATTCAACTGGATCAAATGCACCTATATCAAACCCAACATTATCAAATCCTGGAGTTTCATTAAATCCTACACCAACTACTCTGGCGCCAGGAAATACTGTACCATTAAACAACTGTTCTGGGTCGTTTGCAAGCATACCGTCCTTTGGTGCGTACAGTTTCCATGTCCGATCTAGATGACTGATAACTGAACCTGCTTCTAGTTTGGTTAAATTTGTTGTGGTAAATCCGCTTGTAGCACTTGTATAATCAACGTCAACTGTGTAGAAAACATCGTTGTAAAACACAACTTCGCCTTTATAATATGCAAAATTGTTTTTCCAGTCTAGCACACTCGGCGAATTATTAATTAAACTGCCATCGAGTGTAACTGTAGTTCCACTTACATCAATGGTGTTAATGCCTGCATTAGTTCCTAGTGCACGTATTGCAGATTGCAGTGTGGTTTGATGTAGTCCGCGAACAGTATCTCTACTGTCAAAGAATTGTACACGGCTACGTGTTACTATTTCTTTCCAATTGCTAATATCGTCTTGGAAATTACTAGAACCACTGGTGTGTTCTTGTATTGACTTATAATAGCGTTTTTCAGTCTTGTCATTGTTGGTGGTTTCAACTAGTACAATTGTGCTTTGAAGATATGTTGTATCTTTTTGCCATTTTTGTACATCACAAAAATTATTATTATCTCTGTCGTTGTAGAATCTAAAGTTTGGTACATTTAATGCTGGGAATGTTGTGCTATCGTCAATCCAATTGCCATTACTAAAAATATCAAGTACTAGGTCTAATACGCTTGCAGCACCTGCGCTTCGTGTGTCATTTCTTGCAAAAATAGTTTCGTTGCTTATATCCACATTTTGTGCTACTTTTCCAGAGCCGCTACCTGTCCCAGTTGCTACAAATTTTGTACCTACTGTATTATCCAACGAACCAACTAATGTAAAGTCTGTTGTGCCAGCATCGATAATTTCGTAAGTTTCACCGGCTACAAGATTTCCGGCCGTTATTGTATTTTTAAACTCAACTAACCAACCTGCTGTAGTAGCAACACGATCAAATTTAATTGTGGTATCGAAACTTCTAACTTTATTATTAACCAACACTGCACTTAGTTTAGCAGGATTATCGCTTCGCTCTTCTACTGTAACAGTAGGGGTACTAATAAATCCACTGCCCGGATTAGTTACTACAATACTGGTAATTTTATTAGCATTTAACACTGCCTTAGCGGTTGCACCAGAGCCGCCGCCGCCGGATATTTTTATAGTAGGTGTAGTCAGATATGTGCCGCCATCGTTTACAACAATGCTTCCAACTTCTAATTTATAGTTATCTGTCCAATCAGCCCATGGTGCTAGTAACAATTTGTTATTGTCTTCAACTGTGCTTCCAGTTGGGCTTCGATAGGTGTTGCTGTTGAAACTATAATAACTGGGCAAATCAAAATCAGTTGTTTTTAAATCTGCATTGTCGGTGCTGTTGTACTGTAGTACAAATTCACTGATTTTTGTATGATACGGTTTAGTTTCTTCAATATAATTTCTAATAAAGTCTTGGTTATCTTTTTGATAAACTGTAACTTGTTGCAGAGCACGTTGCTGCTGATTTATTTTAATTAAACTAGTTTTAGTTGCAAAATCTAAGGATTTGTTTTTACTCAATGCATATTTTAGCATATGCAGAAACCATTGGTTCTTTTCAATGGCATGTTCGTTAACAAAGAAATCTTCATATACAGCTCTAATAATTTTCTGTATTTCAAGACTTGGGTTGTCGTCGTACAATTGCAATCCAAACCCATCTACGTCAAAATTTAAGTTTAATAATTCTGTTTTATAAATGCTTTGATTAATTTTAAGTGTACTGTTTTCTTCTTGAACGGTTACCCACGAATCATTTTGTTTTTGCACAACCTTAAACAAACCTAACCCGTTGTCTTTAATTTTTACAAATTCGCCTTCGCTAGCAACAACACTGCGTAGATTGTATTCATATTCAACAACCTTGCTAAAGTTTCCCGGTACAACTACATTAGGATCAGTCCAAGTAACACGACTAATGTAGCGTGAGTTTTTATAAACTTGTACTCGTTTCTTAACCCATTCTTTGCTAGTTTGTAGTTCGTAAAGTACCCAACGATTCTTTGTAGTTTCATCATTTTTAACCAACACAAGACGACCAGCCTTGAGAATACCAGTATCTAGATATGTTAGTTCAACATAATTGTTTACTGATTCTGAGTATTCATGTTCTTCTGGCTCTGGTTCACTTGCAAGTATATTATCAATATTCTTACTGTAAACAACTGGTGTTGTTTTCATAAATTCGTTAAAATATTCCACAGCTTGCTTTACTGCATCTTTGCGATCAATAAACATTGTCTGCCTAGGTCTGAAGTCAATGCCATATTTTAGATAACTGTTTAAGTTAATATCAGGAACTAGATTGCCGCTGGTGTCAGCACCTGCTAAACTATCAATGAGTTTTGTAATTAAATCTTCGTTAGCAACACTAGTTACATCACCTTCATTGATCAGTTGATATTCTTGATGAAGTAGATTATTGTTTTTCTGAATATCATAGTCAATTGCTAATACTGTATTGTCTGTTAGTAAATCGTCAACATTGAATAAAGCGAATGTATTTGCTCCGGTAAACGCAATAAACGGTACACCATTTAATGTTGGGTTAGAAATTAGATCTTCAATTTCATATATGCTGTAAATTCTATTTTCAATATTTCTAGGTGCACGAGTTTTCCCTACAACCCAGAAATAATATTTTGTAACAAACTGTTGTGTAGTTTGATTAAATTCGGTAACAATATTAAAATTAGTAGGATTGTAAGGATATGCATCTGGGTTTTCGTCATCAAAATACTCTGACGGAGCAACATCACTTTCTGTCCATTCTGCACAAATAATTCTACTCCCCGGGAACGTAAATCCCCAGTTTGAACTGCTGTACTCTTCGCCGTCATGATTGTATTCTACGTAACGTACTTGACTTAGATCCCACCACACTTTTCCTACATAATCAGTACCCCAAGTTAATGCATTTCTAAGATTTTCGGTATTGCTATAAAATGCAGGGTCGATACTTGTTTGATAGGTAATTTCTTGCAACACACTACTGGTTACTTTACCTTTAATTGGGTCAATGATATCAAGATTAGCTAATCTTTCATTTGTTTTAGAATCGTACAAGAACACACGATTAAACATATCTAAATCAACTTGCGGTTTTTCGTATCTTGTTAGTAGCCATGGCATTTTTTGTGTTGCATTTGTAAATTGATACACTACACCACCTTCGGCTGTACTGTCGTCACTGCCAGGTGCGCCTGCAATAATTGTATTTTTTGTAAATTCAATAGAATTTCCAAATTGATCTAAACTGTCAAGGTTCTCAGTATTTAATGATTCTGCAAAGACAAACTGTCCCGGATTATCGATGTTCAACTCGGGATTGCTTAGGAATTGATATATAAATACTCCTCCAGTTTGTGCTTTAGTAACACTAAATGATGTGCTGTTAGTATCAAATTTTGTTTTATTGTTGTCAAAAGTTTCAACTATAATTGCATCACTACGATCGGCACTAATTGCAATTAAGTCTGCTGTATTGTTTACTTTTACTACTTTACCAAAATTATTGTATGCCTTGTCTTGTGGACTATTAATTATTTGTCTAGCTACATAGACACTAATTCCCATGTCTGCAAAAAAGTCTCCAGTCTCTTGCACAAGATTTAATTTATCTGCATACACTTCACTGTCATTTTCTACAGTAAGAATGTTCCCAACACTTAATGCAGTAACACCTGGAATATTTGCATTGTTTATTTTTGTAACTACATCAGTCAGTGTATCTGCTGCATCAAATGCAACTCTAAAATTGTTAAAGTACATTGCAGATCCTACGCTTACTGTTGGATTTTGTATTGTGCCGATTACTTTGCCAAAGAATTTTCCTTGATTTAAATATCTATATACACGGCCTGCGTCAATTGAGTCAACATCGTAATACGGAGCGCCGACATATAGACTACAATTGCTTGGACACAAATCAATACTGTAACCATATTGTGCACCAGCCTGTGCAGTGTCTCCTGCTGTTACTACTGTAGATTCTAAGAATCTATTAGTTTCTATTGTAACAATACTACCGGCTGCGGGTGTTTCGGTTAACACCCATGTTCTTGCACCAACAAAATTATAATCATTTGTTGTATTACCATCTACCGATATTTGATTTCTTCCTAAATCACTAGGCTCCAGTGACGTTACAAATCTATTTGTTGTGCCATCTGCAACCAAATTTTCGATTGATCTGTTAAACGTGCGTATAGTTCCATCGTTTTCGTCAGGTGCACTAACAATAATTTGAACAGCATCAGTACTAGTTAATACCTTATGTCCAAAGTTAGTTGAAGCAGTTCCAGTTAAAGTAGTAATAAAATCAAAGTAGTTGTTGCGAACTATTGAAATTTCAACTACACCAGGTGCTGTTGTGAATATAATCTCATCGCCAGAAATTGTATATTCCTTAAACGGAATCATTAACTTATTGCCAACAATTACTTTAAGTTCGTATATACTTGTTGGCGTAGTTGCTAGTGTAAATGTTGTAGTAATGCCGTCGCCGACAGTGTTTTCGGCAATAGCAAACAAACCTTCTTCATCAATTTCGATAAATTGGTATACTTGTACTTTGTCTACACCAGGTTGACCAACAAACATCCATTTACCGTCGTTACTTATTGCAATATCATTGCCAAATTTCCCATTAGCATCGTGTCCTGGTGCTGCTAAGGCTTGGTCAACGTAAAAACTGCCAAATTGGTTTCTGCGCAGGATATGCACATAGCCAATATTGCTGTTGCTCAGTGGCGAACCTGCAGCGGCATATATATTTGATCCTGCTTCTAGTACACTACCAAATCCAACAATATCGTTACTTGGACTTAATAATTCACTATCTTCAATTAAAACACCTGTGTTGATATTTCGTTGAAATGCCTGAACTTTGTTTGAAGATTCTGCGCCAATGAGAACATAATTATTTCCGTTGTCGCCTGCTAAACTGTAACCAAAACCGTCGTTTGCAGTTGATTCGCTATCACTTAAACTTTGATCAAATGCAAATACATTTGAGTTTTTGTATACACCCCATCCGTTGTTGGTTGCACTGTCGATGTATAGTTTGTCTTGATTCTTCCACCCTTTTGGAGGAACGTTGTTGTTTGCATCTGACAGTGTATCAAAGTGAACTGTGTGTAAGTTATAAATTACTGCAACCAAGTCTTGGTTGTCAAGAAATCCTCGAGTATAGTTTGGTAAATCTGTTTGCACACTAATACTATTGCTGCCACTTTCGATAACTCTATAGTAACCTGTAAAATCAATTTCGCTTGGATCGCTGCTGGTATGCACTTTAATTAAAATATCATCGCCTGCTTCTAGTCCACTTACTTGTGTTGTAGTAAGAATTGCAATTCCCGATGGATCAGTTGTAATACTACTAATACGTGCAGCATTAACAACTGTTTTGTAAACATTCCAATTATCTTGTTTGTCACTGCCGACCCAGATATACTGATCTTCTCCGATATTGTTATCAATATACGATCCTAATAGATCTAGTGTTGGACTAATATAATCAATTTCTGATTTCTGTGCATAACCTGCACTTGGTAAATTGTTAACACGTTTTTTTCTATCACGCATTGTAAATGCATTTTTATTATATGGCAATGGATGCACTAGAAGATCGTCTGATTTATAACCCAGACGACTTGTTGTTTTGTTATCGTTATTATCTAGCATTTCTATTAACAATGGAGATTTTTGTGTGTTATTATTATTAGGAATTTCTAATCTAATTTCAGTGGTATTGCCAACTCCGCCATAATTGCCACTTTTAATTGCCCACTGTTCAAAAAAGTCTGCTCGACTTTCAAAGTTGTCTAATTTTGCTCTTAACATTTTGTTAAGACTGTTGTTACTGCCTTTTTGTCTAATTAACCCTTGATAAAATTTAACTTGGCTAGTGTCACTGATTCCTAAATCATTTAAATATTCACGCTGAGAAAATCCTATTAATCCTTTTGCTAGTCTATCAGGATCAAGTTCAAGATTAGTTTCATTAAAGTCATAATATGACTTAGGCATGCCTGCCTTGTTAGCAAGGTTTGGTAGTAACTGATCAAATTGACTGTATTCGGTTATTAGCCAATCGTTGCTGTTAAATTTTGTATGGCTAGTTACACTCTTTTTAGCTGTATAGTATTCACCTTTAAAAAGTACAATTTCACCTTTGCTATAGTTTCTACCTGCTTGCCACTGTGGTACATTATCTTCATTGATAATAAATCCTGGTGCTCCAAATGTGCCGTCCCAGGCAGATGTTCTAAATCCACTTATTCTAATTCTATATTGTCTATTACCAGTCTCAGGCTGATAGATAATATCGTTAAATTGTGTTTTGTTTTTAAACACAACTACGTGTTCCCAATCAACAACGTCAATGTCTGCCAGATAAATTGCAGTATCGTTTAGTGTTTCTATACTAAAGTTTCTGCCGTCACGGTTGACAATATAGTTGTTTGGTTCTATAATAGCTTTATTGTTATCGTAAATTCTACTACCGTATGGGCGATTGCTAATACTATCAACTGCACCTCGTACACTTCTAAAGTTTAATGTACTTCCAATTGGACTAAGACTAACACTGATACCCTGATCCCATCCTTGTTGTGACCAGAATATAAATTCTTTTGCAGCAAGTTTCCAATTGTGCACTTCGTTTGAACCTTCAACTCGATTGTCAAATTTAAAGCCTTGGTTTTCGAGAAATCTACCGTATCCTATTAAAAATTCAACTACATTTTCGACACTGTTTAATTCAGATCCGTATGCAAGAACAACATTCTCGTTGGTGCCAGTTGCAGCGACTTCTACTGCGGTATTACCAACTTTAATAACTTGAGTATCACTGTTTTTACTTGCTACATTAACAATAAATGTTGGATCATTTAAATCATATCCACTAACTGTAAATCCGTTAGCACTTCTAGTAACAATAACACCACTGTAAACAACACTTTGCCTAGGACTACTTTTAAAAAGTTTAATATCGTAATCATCATCAGGAATTAAAATGCTACTGTTGATACTATTAGGACTACTCTGTTCAGCAAAGAACTTCAAAAACTTTTTATCTGTATATCCAGATGCTTTATAACTTAAACGCAATTGAATATTTCTAAGTTTATCGCCAATAGCGTCTGTAATATTATAATTTAAACTGTTAGCGTATTCTGCAAGCCATGTTGTGTATCCGTTTGTTCTGGCAATAGTACCGTCAGTATTTAATTCGCCATGTACTTGTTCAATTTTAGTTCTAGTATCGGTACTATTAAACTGCCACTGATTATTTTTAATAACCTGATCGTTTGTATCTCTGTACAATCCAAAATATTCTGCAGGTATTGAAAGTGCTAGTGCAATCTGAACTGCAAAAGGATATTCGCTACTGTGCTTCCATGCTGTTTCTACTGGATTGCCGTCGCCGTACTTCCAGCTGCCATTTACAACATTACTATTATTAACACTTAAACATTCATACGGGCTCAGCAATTCGCCGCTGTCATCAACCGGAATAATGTCGCTTAACCCAGGTCTTTTGTAAACACTATCTATTATAATGTTTCCTGGTTGTGCAATTTTACCTGCTTCAAGATCGTCCCATAATACTTTGTTGCCGCTGGTGTAAGGTGCAGGACCGTATACTTCTTCCCACCAAGTTGGTTTTGTTGTTTGCCCGAGCATTTCCCAAGGTCTTAGGTTAGGTTGTTCTGTATCATAAAAATGATTGTAAATACCTCTCCAGTATGCTGCTGGCATTGATTTACCAGTTAGTTTTTCATCAAATAATCTATAGTTCCAACTAAATTTGTCAAGACTCGAAATTTCAACAGTATCATTGATTTTAACATTGTTTTTGCCTAGCCAGCGACTAAAGTTCTGTGCAATAATATTATCAAACTCTGTTTTGCTATATGCTGTTTCTCTAAATGCACCAGGAATATAACTATCAACATTGATTAAATCTTTATTGTAAATTACTTTAACATTGTTATAAATGCGCTTTTCAAGTTCAAGAATAATATTGTCTCTAAAATCTCCAAGCATTGCAATTTTGCTACCGTCGTGGCCTCTAATTACCTGATGTGTATTGTCTCTATATCCATCAGTAATAATCTCTGGTGAAAATAAAGGATACATTCCAAGTTTACTTGGAGTTGGCGGAATATGAAAGCCATCTGTGCTGGTGTATTCTCTGATTTCTAGTTTATCGTCAATGTTTACTTCCAAGAATCTCATTGAGCTAGTGTCACCAGCAGGTCTAATTTTTAGTGTAATAACTGTTCCGTCAATTGTATAATCTAGATTTTTAACTAATTGGGTACCGTTTAAGAAAACTAATACTGCACGGTTGCTTGGAATTTTATCGTCAAATGTTTGGCTCAGGTAGTAAGTATCAATTTCAGTATTGTTTATTTCATATAAAATTTCATTGTAGTCATTGCCTGCTGGACACATATCGCTATGATAAAACGGGAACATCTCGTTTTTATTTGCAAACATTTCAGTTAACAACTCATCTAAAGATGTATTAGAATTTGTTACATCGGTATAACTTATTTCGCCGAGCATTCTATAAAATTTATTTTTAAATGTTTCGTATTCTCTTTGATTGTAGAGTAAACTTTCGATGAAATTTGATTGAACATCATTTAAGAAAAGGTTTGCTAGATGCGGAGCGCCTGCATTCTGAAGAATAGTGCCGCCATTTAATTTAACATCTTTAAGATCTTTACTGTTGTTTAAACCTTGATAATTTCCGGACAAATTAGGAGTTTTTACAAATGTTTCAACAATGTGATTTCTCATCTGTCCGAGTGTGATTTCTACAATGTCAACATTTTTAGCATTATTCTCAAGGTTACTTGGAATTTCCCAATTATTGTTTTTACTAACTGTACTACTATAAATTTTTACACTAATTTTATCAGTAGATTTTAAATCTTTAACAAAAACTAGTCTGCCTACACCTTGTTCGACTTCAACATCGTATGTAGTTCTGTCTATTGGTGTGTTGTTTTTATAAACAATAAGATGTGTTGGCAAAAGACTTTCTGGAATAATATCTAATTTAAATCTATTGGTTTGAGTTTCAGTTGCAAAAATAGTTTGTGTTTGGTATTGTTTACTCTTTTCAGATGTTTTACTCCATTGATTAATGTACTCAACTGTACCATCGGTGTTGTTTTTTCTTACTCTAAGACCTTTTGTTGTTGCAGTAATTGTATTTTCGTTGCTACTTTCATATACAAAGGTATCGTTATTGATAGAATCGCAGAAAACAATATCACCTACATTGTTAATACTTCTATAGCTTAAAGGAAATCCTAACTCAGTGTCGTTAGCTCCTGTGCCTTTTTTGTATCCAAAAAGTTTTGAGCCAAGGAAATTGCTTGCTTTATATGCTGAAGTATCACCAATAGTAACGTTATCGGCATCGAAAAGATCAAACAATGGTTCCTGATTGTTTGATCTTTTCTGTTGAGTTTGTGTCCATGTTCCTGCCTTGTAGTACCAATTAGTTCCCTGGTATGTAGTTCCTAAGTTACTTAGAATAACATCATTATTTTCAACTGTTGCAATTGCTTCAAGTTGTAACTGTTGGCTGTGTTTGTATCTAGCAATTACAATTTGTCCGTTTGGTATTGCGGTGTTAAACACTAATTCGTTACCATCAACACTGTACTGATATGTTGAATTGGGTACCGAAACACCATTAACTTGCACAGTAAGTTGTATGTTTTCTGCTGCAAATCCTAGATCAAATCGTGTTGTACTACTATCGCCTGTAAATACAAATTGCTCTAGATTAACGTTGCTATCTACGTTAACCCAATTAATACGATAAATTGTTTTTCTAACTTCTTCGTTTAAATCTGCAGAGAAGATTATAGTTTCTCCATTAACTAAAGGTATACCATCTGAATAATAACTACTAACTATCTGATCACTGATACTAACCGGTAAGCCTTGTACATTAGAAAGTGCGTCAGTTTGTTCTGTGTTAATTGTTGTTACAGATTGTTTGTAATTTTTACCAAAATTAAACAATTGTAAATTTTTATCAAATTCAATAATAGGACGTTTTGCTTTATTATCTTGATCCGAGATAGTTGTGTAATTGTTAAATTTGTTAGACTTATTAATTACACTTTCATGAAACCAGCGGTTTTGTCTACTCCATGCACTACCTTCTTGGCTGCCCCGATTAATAACAATATACTGTTTGTCNTTAGGACTGTTAGAATTTCCATCAAATGAAATAGTATCAAATAAATTACTGTCAAACGGTTCTTCGACTACATCCAACCAACTTTCTGGTGTTTGTAAATTAATAACTGGAACAAGTTGTATCTTAGTTCCTACACCTTCAACATAATATTCATTATCTTCGTAGTGTGCCGGACTTGTAGTGCCTACAAATTTAACTTTCAGGCCATTTTCAAATTCTACTCCGTTTGAACTTGTGTATGTACTACTTTCAAGAATATAATTGACATTAATTTCTGCATCATTGCTCTGGTCCACAATTTCTATTAATCCGTATACTTCAGGATCAATGCTATCTTGGTAATAAAGATAATCCAATTTAGCAGTAATAGGCGGTATTAGTTTAATACTATTATCGTTAGTCCTGTAAGCTTTTCTATTACCGTATTGAATACCTTCACTGATGTTTATTTTTTTGTTTACTAGAATTTCTTCCACTGATGTGAGTTTTAGTTTATTGTTAGAATCAATACTAATTCTAAACCAACCTAGTTTTTCTGTCTCAGTTATTATTGCATTGCTATCTTCAGGATCATTCCAGTGGTTTTCATAATCATATACCACCAGGTTGCTTGTAACAAATCCTACACCACTTGTGAAATCTCTAATAACACGATAAACTGTGTTTGAGTAACTGACTAGATCATCTTCCTTGTAATTAGTATTTGCAGTCCAAGCAACCAAGGTCTGAGTTTTACTTCTTGTTTCTAAAAACAGTACTAGTTTTCCATTTAGATTGCGTTGACCATCGATGCCGCCGTAATTTCTTAAAAACATCGTTGCATCTTGGCTTTGAATTTCGTTATAACGTAAATGTCTTTGTTGTTTTGTGCTATATGAAACTAAATTTACACCATTACCTTGTATCGGCATCTGTGTAAAGAAATTTTGTGCATCGTTTTTAGGTACGCTGAACGTAACTGTTCCAACATCTGCACCGTTATTAGTAACACCTAGTACTTCTCTAATATTAAGATTATCCTGCCAACTGTAAGAACTTTTTAATCCCGGTTCTGTTTGAATAAAAAAGCCGTGGCCTTCTTGATTGACATTAAATGTATATGTGCCGCCACGTGCTAATCTTAGTAATGGATTTGATGTTGTTCCGATATTGCTAAAACGATACCCAGTTTCGCCTAGTCGTTTAATACTACCTACACTTGTATCATAATTACTGCCATCAAATCCTTCATTGTCTACACTGCCAGTTACTACACTGTAATTCGATGGCGGAGAAACTGTTATATCTAAATTGTATTCAACTTCTGCGTTGATAATATCAACACTATTTGGACCATTAGGTAACCAATAATAGTTACTATAATTTGTAAACTTGTCAAAATCTATAAAACTAGTATATGTGTATTGATCTGCAGCAAACAATCTACTAGGGTTATCGATATTCCCCCCTAGTGAATCGATTTTGTTAATTAAATCAACATATGTACTAACAAATTTTATTTCGCCATTTTTGTTTTCGTAAACACTACTCGGCTCAAGTTGATAATTTTGTCTATCCGGCCATGCTTCAGTAACATAATTGTCAAATTGATTCAGACTAGGATTAAACTTTCTGCCAATATATCCATCAAGACGCTCAACTTCTGGCTCACTGATAAGTTGGTCAACTGTTGCTCTCAGAAGTTTTTCATTAGTCCTAGTTTGGAAAACACTAGGTAAAAAGTTTGAACTTTTCTTATATCCCATAACCGATCTTTCTTTTAATTACTTGTGTATCCGCCGGACACTACGCTACTTGATGGTGCTTTTAATTGATTGCCTGTGATATTTTTAACTATTTTAATATCGTCGACTGTTGCACTACTGATAAAGATTTCGTTAGGCTCACTGACAATTTGGAACAAATCACCAAATGTTTTTAAACTAGCATTTGGTACAATAACAATACTGCCAATTTCTTGAATCATACTCTTATGAATAAAACTAGAAAGTTCGCTAAAGTAAAATGTGTTTCCAAAATCCCAATTTTCAATGTTAAAGTATTCATTGATATACTTTATAACTTTACTCTTAATCTCACTATTACTTAGCCTTGTTCTTTCTGCTGGTACAACTTTAAAAGTTGCCTGGAATTCAGGTGCAGCTTTGGCTCCAAAAATAATTTTATAATTAGCGGCATTAAATGTAATACTGTCACTGACACTTTTTAATTTGTTAAGTTCGCTGTACGCTACTTCCATTTCAAGTAACGTTGGTTTTTCTGGTTCAATTAATGTACCACTCGAATCATTAATCCAATTTCTATATTCATTATTATATGCTTCAGTTAAAACATACATATCAATAATATTACTTTTACTTGGATCAATTCTGCGGTCGTTTGGAGCATTGTGTCTGTACTGGAATTTTAATTTATCTCTACCAACATAACACTGATAGTTGTCACTAGCTACAATTGTTCTTTTATTGTTAACTAGTGTTAACTCGTAAAAATCTTTATTAACTTCAAATAATGTACCTACCGGATGTGCATATCTACCTTCGAGATTTAAAGTAGCAACATCGGTATATCTTGATACAACTTTATTGCTATCAAAGTAACGATATCTTTCAAAGTTATCATAATCGATATATTTCTCAAAATAAACTTTTTCTTTGCTATCTGCTATAACATCAAACACTTCTGGGTTGTCGGGTATGCCATCGTTGTCTTTGTCACCATGTGTAACTTTAACACGAGTGTCATCTCTATAACCATCAACATATTTTACAGTATCGTAAATTTCCAATACTAATTGATTATCTAATAATGTACTACTGTTAGGAAGAGTATTCCCAGTTAAAATTCTAATCTGATCTTTAACTACTGTAGCATTTCTACTATCATATACTCTTACTTTGCTATCAAAATAAAAGCGAGTTTCGATTTCGCTTCCCCAAAGCAATTCAGTATTTCTATAGGTTGTAGTATATCTTCCACTGCCGACATTTGTCATCAATACATGCCAGCTTGCATCTAAATTATTGCCGCTTGTGTCACCGGCATAAATTATGCTAAATTCACCAGTTGTTGCAATATCATTTGGGTTAATAATTTTCCAAAAGCTAGTCTGGTAATCGAAACGCAGTCCAAAATCTTCATTATTGATAATTTTTCTTGTTAGCGTTTGACTTAGATTAATATCAATGTTGTTTACATAAACTGCATAAATTTCTTCTAGTACTGCGCCATTTGGAATGTTTTCAGTTAGTACAATCGGACCCGGGCCACTAGTTCCATTCAAGTAACCATTGCCGTTTGAACTACCGTCACCGCTGATACTTTTAATACTTGCCCAAATTTTAGTTACTTGACCTTCTTTGGTTGGAGTGCCAGTTGTTAACACTCTGTCAATATCAAAAAATTTCCCAGCAGGAGCAACAAACTTACAAACAACACCCGGCTTTAGATATTGTCTTTCCCCTTGACCGCTTTCTCCAACTTGATGTACATAATTACTTAAAGTATCATTATTGTAACCTTCAAAAAAACCGCTGCTGGTGCTGCTATCTGCACTGCCTCTTTTCCATGTAGTATTCGAAAAACTAATTTTAGGATATTTGTCAAAATAAAGATTAACACTTCCTTTACTTCTTAATATTGAACTAAGTGTATTAACTACAAAGTTCTGTACATCTGCTGCCGTTAGCCAATTAAAATTATCAGTTTCTTTGATATCATTTTTATAAACATACCCATCTTCGCAGAAAATATTTGTACTACTGTACTTGCCTGTTACATCTTTAAGTTCTAAGAATCTACTAATACCAGTACTGGTTCTGTTAACACTTTTTATTTTTAAAATATCGCCGAATTTGATATACGGGAGTGTGTTATAGTCTTCACCATTAACCATTCTGTTTTGTGTATAGAAATTCTGAGGTGCTTTTACTTTAATATCAGTTAAACTTTCTCTTGTACTAGCATTGTTTACTGTATACTGAAGGTTTAGTGTAAAGTTAAGTTTTTCCTGTTTGCCGTATTTGTTGACATAAATCATTTCAACAACAATGTTTTCCATTTCTCTCGGACTAATAGTATAACTAGTTCCGTTGCTTGTGCGTACCACACTTCTGAACTGACCGACTGGAATTTTACTAAACACACCATCGCCGAAAATTAAATCAATTTGATCATTTGCACGGCTGTAAACTTCAAAAATCTTTCTATTGTTTTCGCTGATATCATTGTAGATTACGTTACTATCTCTGAGAACATCTACTTTAGTCCATTCATCGAGATATTCGCCTTGGTCGTTGGTTTCAAAAAGCCAAACATCATTATTATTAATATTGTCTACGTTTATACCTGCTAATCTATTTGGCAAACTTTCTGAAATTCTAAAGTCTAAATTGTTAATACGCCCTTGTTTAAATCCTAAAAAGAATCCAGTATTAGAACTACCGTTGCCTTCGCCGCTGTTTTTATACACAAAGCCAAGAGTACTACCAGCAACTGGTGCTTTTTCATATAATCCTGTTTTACTATCTAAACCAACATTGTAAATGTTAAACGCAAGGTTTTGGTTGTCAATTGAAGCACTAAAATTAATTATCGGAACAAGATTATTTCTTGTTTTAAAATCATATAAATCATGTCTAACTGCGCCAATCGTTAAACTACTATTTGGTTTACCAATACGTTGATTATTTGCTAGTGCAGCGTTAATAATACTTGTAAATTGCTCAAGCCAATCGAGGTTTGTTGGATCGTTCCATTTAATTGTTTTATTTGCTAAATCAACCCCATTGCTATCAAAAATGCTTTCAGTAGTACTGATTGCAGTCATCTTTAACATGCCACTACTGCTGTTATTTCTATTAGGAGAATACCCTAACATATTTGCTAAACGATATACACTATCTCTACGTTCAGCAGTTTGTAAAAAGTTTTCTCTACTGTTTAAGTCGTTACGATAACTAATACTTTGTCCCATAAAACTGATTAAGTCTAGTAGTGCAACAAATTCACTACTTTCGATGTAATCGTTAAAATCTTCTGGGTAGTATGTTCTGATATAATCAACCATGCTTTTTCGCAAGGTTTCGTAATCATAACTTTGAAAGTCAGCACTGCGGAAAGTTGTGTATAACTTTTTCCAATCTTCAGCAGCAAAAAGATTATTTTGGCGTATAAATGTTGACATATTATTTCCTCTATAATGTATTTATTTAATTTTATTATATGGTAACATTAAGATGAATAAGCAACTTTACTGGTTTGATCAAACATAAATCTCATAGTATCAGCTTCGTTTGTGTTTTTGTATCTAAGTCTGATTTCAATGATTATGCCACGTTGATATTCATCTACTAGTATATTGTCAACAATTACTCTAGGTTCATAAGTAACTACACGAGTTACATCTTCAATGATGGCATCCTTAATTTCTTCAGTCATTGGCTCGAATAAAATTTCCCAAATGATAGTACCAAAATTTGGATTCATTAGTTTTTCGCCTCGACGAATATTAAAGTGATTTGAAAGATCACGCTTGATTAACTCGAAATCTTCAAGTCGAGTTTTGGTTGACTTATTGTCAATTGTGTTGTAACCTCTGTATAGTGCCATACTATTATTTATCAGCAACTTTAAAGGCATATATAAAGATATGAAGACGTTATACATTTATACTAAAAACGGGTGTCCCGAATGCGACAGTGCTAAAAAATATATAAGCAACTTGGGTATTGCTTATACTGAAATAAACACAGATCGTGAAAGATGGGCACGTGATTGGTTAGCAAGTGAAGGTCATCAAACGTTTCCTATATTTTACGCAGACGAAGACGTTTTTATGCGTGGTAGCTGGCGTATAGTTGGAACTATGACACAACAAGAAATTTTCAGTCGACTAAAATAATACCATATTATATTTTTGTTAAATACTATAGCAATTTTTAAGGATATAGTGTGCCGGGTATTATCAGGAAAAACGACAAAAACGTTCGCAATCAACCTGCGTTAGTTGGTGCTGAAAATTTTAAAATAGAAGATAAAAATGCTATTGTAAAGAATAACCCGGTGGGAAATGAAACATCTTATGTAAAAACAACCAGTAGTTCTAGAAATTTTATTGTAAATGGAAAACCAGTTACATTAATTGGCGATGCGGATACAAACAATGTAACAAGACGCACTGGTAGCAATACGTTTATTGTAGGAAAAAGTTAAATGTCAGCAAGTAATAGAAGTTACCTAGGACCTCGCGAAAATGGTGTAATTTTTGCCAATGGAAGTCTTCGCGGAACTAGCACATATAGTGTTAGCACAGATCCTGCAGATGTGCCTAGACAACAAATTATTGATGCAGTTGATCATGCCAGTGAAATACTTCCGTTAAATTGGGTAGTACAAATCAATCCCGGAGGCGGAACCAATGTTGCTGAAAGTATGAGCAAACAACCAAATGGTTGGGCATTAGATTTGCAGCTCATTGGCAGTAACGGAACACTATATACACCAGGCACTGCTCCAAGTGAATATATTAGTTTAATAAGTGCATTAGTTGGAAATGCATTATTAGATAATAAACATATAGGCATTGGGATGTATAGCTGGGGTATACATTTTGATCTTAGTCCTGCAAGACAAACTGGCTCTGGAGATGTAACTGTATGGAATTCAAATAATACTAGTGACAGTGGTATTAACGAAGGTAGACAACGTGCTGAAAAGAAACAGCGCAGTGTTGCTACAAATATATTTGCAGATGGCACAGCTGACAGTAAAACTGACCCTTTGGCATATCTTAGTTCAACCGACACTGAACTTGAATCGTTAACACAAATAAGAAAAATAAATGAACCTAATGCTAGTAGTTTTTCTGGACAACAATTAAACGGTGCTACTATTAGTAGTTTAGCTAGTCTCAGAGGCAATAACGGTATTGCAATTAACACAGAACTTTCAGATGCTATCGACTTATACGAATCTGGTGCATACCCAAGTGTATGGAAAAGCGTACTTGAAAAACTAGACACTGGGGACTTTAGCATTGACGATAATCCTCTTCTTCCTTGGCCTGGTGCATTTGAAACACTGAGTGCAGGCATAATATCAGATATTGAAAACTTGCATTTAGATAGCGAACATTATTTTTTAACTGGCAAGTTGCTGGATTTTACAAGAGCAAATATTACACATATTTCTGCCACAGATAAAATTCTTAGTGATGCAATCGAAAGTGTTGCAAATGATATTCTTGGCGCAGGCACACTTAATAAGTTTGCAAATACATTTTTAAACACCGTTAGTGCTACTCAAAGTAGTACTAACTTTGGATTAGCGTTGCAACAACTTGAAGGTCAAGTCTTTGGTAAAACTAAAGCCACACAAGAAAATCCTTATAGTAGTATTCCCGGCATGGAATACAAAAGTTTAGCAGGAAGCAAGATCATTGATTTAATCGGCGATCCTGAAGAAAAACTCAAACAGGTAGTAGACACTGATTCTATATTCAATACATTTGGAAGTTTGTACAAAGACTACAACGGATTAACAACGCTTGGTTTCGGATCATTGAGTAGCAATTTAGCTCTGCTTGGTGACGACTTTAATACACTTGGAAGAATAATAAATTTCCAAGATTTAATTAGAATGGGGAAGCCAGGACAAATACTAGAAAAGATATTACTTAGTGATTGTACAGTTGTTAGTGAATTAATGCCTGCACTAAACAGTCTTGGAATAAATCTAAGCAATGCAAATACCAAAGCAAATGATAATACTGCCTTAAAAGCACTAACTGAAATTCAATCACCAGCAATAATACAAGGAGTATTTGATTGTTTTGATATACAAAGAAAAGTTCCAGAACATCTGGGAAAACTTTGTGACCCGGAATGGCAATTTGCAAAAAGTTACAACTATAATAATTTTAAAAATCTAAACGAAATTAGTGTACATTTAATTACTATGGGTATTACTAATATTAGTACCGCGGCAGAGTTTGGAAACATTTTAATTAATATTGAAAGTGTAACACAAGATGATGCACTTAGTGGACAAAATGGTACAATCACCGGAGACGAAATTGCAGATCTGAGAAGTGCATATAGTCCTCTTAGCGATTACAGTGGCGACAACAACCTAACAGTTGCAGACTTTTTAGGAACCGCAGCGGGTTATAGGCACAACAAATTACTACCGATACTAGCCGACGAAATCAATCAAATTGCTGTTACTACAAACGGTTCTGCTTATAAAAGTCTACTAGACGATTTGTTAACTGCACTCGACGGTGGCTTTGCTACACGAATCCCTTACACTATACTACGATACAACGGCGCCGATTACACTAGTCTAAATGATCTAGTTACCTATATAATCAGCGAAATGGAGACTGCATTTACTAATGTCGAAAGCGAACTTACAAGCCCGAGACTAAATCGTTACCAAAGTTATCAAACAGAAATACTACATCAACTTTACAAAGAACTACAACTAAGAACAGACTACGGAATATCCATTGGTAGTGGTGTGTCTGGCAGCAATGACGATATATTGAATTTTACATTAAGTTTAGAGGATGCTGCATTAATCACTGGCCATGGTAGACAAGCTGACTTTATATATCGTGTAACCAGTGCAGACTACCACGGTGGAAGAATTCGCAGCACCATGGCACAAAGTAGAAATAGAAATTTCTTAGATGGACAAAAAGTTAAATTGGAACATCAAAATACCGTTCTAAATGATGTTGCACTAGAAAAAATTAACTACATGAGTGATTTTGTAAAAACAACCGGAATTTGGAGTGCAGATGCAGACAGAAGTAGCGAAATTTATCTCCAACTAAATCACAGAGTTAAAAATCGCTATGAATATACACTAAGACAAATAAAACAAAATCAAACTCAAATGCAAAATATCATTGATACAAACTGTGTTAATATACTAAGACAGTTGATGTTTGTGTCAAACAACAACGTAGCTGTGACTGCTAAATTCACAGGACTTTATAATCAATTTAGTGCATATTATAATAGCATGCACTCGCCGGTACAACATGGATATTTAAAAGTAAACCTAAATAGTGCTTATACCACAAACGGTTATGTACTAGGTCCATTGGAAGAAATTGTTAGAGAACTAGGCGACTTTGAAAGAATGCCAAATAATTATATTGGCGCAGATATTTCAGAAAAAACACAAAAATATATCAAAGCATTAGAGCTAGATATGAAAACAATAATTGGGTTAACACACAAAATATTATTAGTTAATTCAGCACACTATCTTGGCATCGATACTGTAGATTTTGTTGACTTATTTGGTACACCAAGTGTAAGCAGGTACTTGCTCACAATTGTTGCACTGGATATTTAAGATAACTGTTTATCATAATAGTCATTGATACTACCGACGGTTATTCTGCCATCGCCTCCTCGCCATCCTTGATTTTGTTGCCATGCTTTACTGCCAACTTTATACACTTCGTAGTTTTCGGGTTTGTCAGCATGTGCTGGTGCTGCCTGCATAATACCTAAACGCCCGCCTTTATAACTGAATTTGCTGAGATAATAATCATACAGTTGCAGTTGCTCTCCTGGACTCATGTTTTGAATTTTGTTAACATCTGTGCCTAGCCATTTAGCAGTACTTGGCATAAACTGAAACAGTCCAGTTGCAGATGTATTAGGATTAACTGCACGAGTATTAAAACCACTTTCTCCCATTGCTACTTTAAGTATGTGTTCTTCACTAAAGTTGCTGGTGTATTTTTTCTTCATTTCTTCAATTGTTTTTGTCCACAATGGATCTTTTTTCAAGTTAGCAGGTGTTACAATATTTTTACCCGATCCTAAATAAGGTTGTCCGCCGTTATCCCCGGATGTTGTTGTTCCATTGCTTAGACTATTATCTGAGTTAGTATTACCGCCAGTTCCAGGAGTTCCTGATTGTGATTTTTCTGTCACTGTGCCACATGTTTCGCAGCCAAACAATGGACCAATTGCTGCGCCCAATCCAGGTACAATACTGCTAACTGGATTGAATCCGGTTATGCTAGAAATTGCATCAGCTGCTAAATTACTTGTATTACTTATATTACTTATAGTATTAGTCAAATTGTTTTTGCCTGCAGTTACAGTTTCACTTAGTTGTAAATTGGTACTTTTTCCTGTAGGAAGGAATTTATCAACTCCGCCTAACACATTAATACTTTTAATTTTATCTAAGACACCAGCTCTGTTTAACACCGATCCAATGCTATCTATGTCTTTAATTGCAGATAAACTAGTACCTGCTAAATTGGGAATAACATCTCTTGCACTTTGTAGTATATTACTAGATGCATTATCTAAAATAGATCCGTTAATTACTTTTGTAGCCATTTGCAGCAAAACTGGACTTTGTACCAAGTCTTGAATACTTCTAACATCGTCAATAAGTGTTAGTGCTGCACCAATTTGTTGTAAACTTCGAGTGCTTATGCTCGATCTAATTAATTTTAGTTCGTCGCTGTTTAGTATACCTAGTGTATTAACAATATCTTTATCCAATTGATCAACATTGCCAGATACTTTACTAGAAACATCAAATAATTTTTGAGCGCTATTTGTAATATTTTTAAATGTCGGGCGAGATCCTGCAATTCCTGTATCCGAATGTGCAGTCCTGACTACATCACTGAAGCCGCCAAATCCACCAAACTTGTTGTTTTTTGTTTCTTTTACATCTGCAATATTAGTAGGTGATTTAAGTTGCGAACCGCTAACATTTGTGCTATTGTTAGCAACGGCTGTAACATTTCGAGCATTAGAATAAGCATCTTTAACCCACTGTGGAGCGTTGTCTGCTTTCCCTCCTGCACCCCAAATTTTGGAACCTTTTGCAGTTCCCCAAAGATCTACGTGAATACCTGAATTTCCCATATACCCAGGACCTGCGCCGATTCCTTTTGCTCCTGCTGCTACACAAGCACTAATAAAGTCGCTTACTAGTTGGCTATTTGTTTTAGTACTTAATGCTGTAGTACTTGTATTATAAATCCAAACGTCTGCTGCATAACCGTCATCGTGTCTGGTTGATCCAGTTCTTCTAGCATTAGGCGTTCCTTGTACATCTTGCCCTCCCGAAAAAATAACTACATCTACTCCAATTTGACTTGCGGCAGTTCTTAATACATTCATGAGTTTTGGCTGAATTTTTTTGTTTCGTGTTTGATCTTCAAATGATTGACCAGGAGGTCCTTCTAAGTAAGTGACGCTTCCTCCTCCTCCTCCCGGTCCGGTGATTGTGCGAGTGTTAGTTTCATCATCTTTAAAACCTTGCGGTGGTTGCACTGGAACCATATCTTCGTGACTTTCGTCAACTCGAAGACTTGCGGGATCATGACCAGCGTACGGTTCTACTGTTGGAGTACGAGTTGTTGTTGTAGTGTATCCACCTGTTTCGACACTATCTGTTTTAAACATCTGGTCTGGCTCGGACACGCTACCAGTGTTCCATAGAAACTTATCACCACGCAATTTATGTTGACTTGCTTTAATATTAACATCTTTTAAACTTCTAATTTTAATATCGCTACAACAATGAATATCTAAGCTAACTGGACTGGTTAAATTAATATTGTTTCCCCAGAGACTTACTAGTTGATTTCCCTGTAGTCTAGTAGTGTTTCCGCTCTGTATATTAGCATTATTTTCGGCATGCATATTAATATCTGCCTGGGCATGCATATTAATACTTCCGTTTGTTGCAAAATTTATCCCGGCTTTGGCAAAAACATCTAAATGTCCGCTTGCACTTAATTCCATCCATCCGGTGCCGTCTGCATTGATAATGTAAATAAAACCGTCATCGTCATTCATGGTAATCTGGTTACCAGAGCTACTTCTTAATCTGATATGTCTACTGCCGCCGTTTTCGTTTCCATCATCCATTACAAAACTATTACCGCCGGGAGTATTAAACCCAAAAACTCTACTTGGAGATTCTCTTAAACTAGTACTGCTAATAGGTCCACGTTGCGGATCTTTGAACAATCCTTGCTCCGCAAACTGAAATGCTTTACTATGCTGAGGTCTTTCACGATCAGCAATCGGAGTATTAGGATCGTTATAATAGTCAAAATCTCCTCGATCATTTGCTGGAATACTTCCGTGCGAGCCAATTTCTGGCAGACATCCAATCCACACCCCTTTGCTGCGGTCTCCGTTGATAAACAATACTAAGACTTTAATGCCGACATCTGGAGGCTGCATCCACATACCATAACTTTCAAGTCTGCTGCTAGCTTCTGCTGCAACTGTGTTGCTCATTGGTTGAATACCATAAAAAGGTGTCATGTATCTGCACAACAACCAATTACTGCTATCTTTAGGATCCCCACCAAAATCTGGAATATAAACCGATATTCTTCCACTTAGTTGGCTGTCAACATTTTGCATAACTTCTGCAAGATACGGACCGCTATCTTTTGCAATACCAGTATTATTAGAATTTGATTTAGCATTTTGTGGTGTATAGGTATTCATATATTAATTTCCTTTATTGCGGACCTACTCGACTCGAGACTCGGGATTCATCGGTTTCGGCGCTTCCAATATCCATATATGCACTAATTTGTGCTGTTTCATCAACAAATTCTTTTTTAGTAATATTTGGAATATTTGTCGGATCGTTACTGACTTGATTTTGCACACGTATCATTGCTAATTGTTGTGTAAATTGTCCATTTTCAAAAATACTTTCAACACTAATTACTCTATATAACCCTTGTATAAAAGTTTGATCTGTTGTCATTTGCATTAAGCCAGTTTCACTGTTGTAATCTCGCGGAGTTTTAAATTTTATCATAACAAAGACGGCGTGATTATCAGTTGCAATACTATTATTTACATTAAGAGAATCACCAGCTTGAGAACGACCTCTCGGAAGTACACTATTATCCTGCGGTATCCATTCTGGATCGCCGATAATATTTAATCTTAACGTAATCATATCTGCGCCGGGGTTGTTTAATATATTATCCATGTTATCGCTAGCTAACTGATGACCATAACCTCGTGAAGTGTTGACAAGTATATTTGAATTGCTACCTGTTTTGGTATAAACTGCTGGGCTATATGCTTGATCTCCGGCTTGTGTTCTAGTAAGCCCATCGTCGGACATTTCTGTAACGGTTGTCTTGCCACTAGGTGTTCCGTTTACTTTTCCGTGTTCATCAGTAAAAGCAGTCTTTGTTATAAAGTATTGCAGATTGTACTCAGCATCAAAATCGAGTATATCTTTATTTTGACCGGTAAAGATCCAGTCGTACTGTTTCTGCCAGCCCCGTTGTGTTGGCTTGCCTTGTGGCATTCCTGGCACAACATACCCGTATTGTTTTTCAGTTTGTATCTTAAAGAAATACTTTTTGGTATACTTTTTTGTACTGGTGTTGTACTTGCCAAGTTCTTCGATCATTGGAACTACTTTAAGAATTCTTACTGGACTATCTTGGTTGCCAGGTTCACTTTCTGGTGCCCCGGTTGTGTTGAATTTTGCACCAAAATCAGTTGCTTCTGCTAGTTTTTGTATTGCACTTTTTATAGTACTACCTGCAGGAATTTGAATTACTTCTTTAAGTTGAGCAGCTTCATCTAAGCTTCTTCTTGCAGCTTCGACTGTTCTTGCTGTATCTTTGTTATATCCTACCTGACTATCTTTGAGATCAGAATCAAATATTGCAAAATCGTATTGGTCTTTTTCCCTGTTTTGTTGTATAGATTTTGCTTCTTCGCTTTTGTTTAGATGGTCAAAAAACTCTTTTAATAATTCTTCAAATGTATTACCAGTAACACTAAAGTTTTCCTGTACAAAACTCATATGTTGGTCTTGCAAAGGACTATGTGCAAAAGGAACAGCCGTAATAGTATAAATTGTTGCGCCGCTGTTAATTTTAAATTGCATGTTTATAATTTTTACTGGAATATATTTAGGAGATGCACCCGGAATGCTAGTATATGGATTTCCCTGACTATCGTATCCGCTGAATTTAATTTCTAACAAATACGGAATTTCAAAATGATCTGGCAAACCTATTCTACTAGCATACTGAATTAATTCACTCATAAATGCAACACCGTACGGCTCGACGATATCAAATGTAATATTAAAATTATTACTAGCTTTGGTACTAGAACTATTTTGAGAAATAATACTTAAAAAACGTAAATTCTCAATGTGATAATCTTTTCCTTCTCCTAATACACCTTTAGTTCCTGTGCCGCCACTTTTTACTATTAAGTGACTAAGTTCGCTGCCGGGATTTGTTATTGCACCGTTCTCTAATATACTTGTATGCAAGTTTGGTGTCAACATATATAATCCCAGATTGTAGGTCCAATTAGCATAATTATGTAGCACATTTGGTCTTTGTTCAACTTGAGGATTATTTTTTTCGTAACTGCCTATTTGTCCAGTATCATTAGATCGTCTGATGTTTCCTGAATTTAAAACATCAACAGAATTGCCATTGTCTCTATATCCGCTATCATATGGAGCTGAATTTCTTGGATCAAGATCAACAGGTTCGTCTAATCTTAAAGAAGGCGAAGTTGGCGATTGTATATTACCGGGCGGCGGATTATCACTGGGAAATTTAATTTCATCATACCCGCTATCGTCGAGGTTATTGCTGTTAAATGTTGAAAGTTGCCCAAAGTTTTTGTTTACTGGAGAAGAGTTCGGATCCTCATCAAAATTTATTGCGTCATTATTTCGCACTGGCGGTCCGGGTACAAAAAGTCCGTCTGGTCCGATCCCAGTGCTATTAGTATTGTTAGTATTAGAATCAAAAACACCTGTACTGGAATTAAATCCGCNAGGGTTATTGTTAGTATTAGAATCAAAAACACCTGTACTGGAATTAAATCCGCCAGGGTTTTCGTCATATCTAGGAAGATCTGCAGATAAAATATCTCCACCTGGGTTTGATACATTCGGAGGAGGCAACGGAAATAGCATCGGCGTACCTTCGCCCGGAACCCAATCACTAGGCTTTCCTGCGTTTTGCCAGTTGTTATAATCTGTACTGTTAAGAAATTCGTTTGGAACTGGCATGCCTGGTGCAGTGTTGCTTAATGCAGTACCTTCAAATACTTCGTTAGCAACAGTGGTATTAAGTCCAGCGACATAGAAATCTTGTCCGCCTATATCAACTTGTAACGGTGCATTTTCTTGTTGAGGTGGCGGCGGCGGGCTGCCAAAATCAACATAATCATATTTTGCAGCAATAGTTAATGCTTGTTTTTCCATCATTCCGTATGTTATATACGGGCCATAGTCTTTGCCTGATTCAGGATCGATGTCTCGAGGAGTATCAGGATCTTCTCGCACAGACACATTCCATTGCTTTAATTCTATATTAGCACGTCTTAGCTCATCTGCCGCTGCTAATCTTTCAGCGTCAGTACTTTGATCATTGATCTGATTTTTGGCCACTGATTAAATCCCTAGTTCTTTTTCTAGTGTTTGTTTTTTTGGAATGTATATTGTTGTACCGCTTTGAAAATCAAAAATCGGATCTTCAATGATGTTTGGATTTCGTTGTGCAAAGACCCACCATAATCCTGTGTCGCCATAAAGATCATATGCAAGTTTATCTGGCCTTAATGCATGTTGCGCAGTTATAGTGTATTTAGGGTCATCGGGAAATTTTGTAATAGTCCTGTCTGTCATTACATCTAAAGCACCTTGATTTATTGTAGTTGTTTTATAAGGACTACTTTGAGAATATATTGTCATTTAAATGAATCCTCCATTATTACTATTTTGTTGTTGATTTAACAAGCTACCGCTAGCAAAATCACTTAAATTAAATTCGTTTGTCAAACGATCTCTGCTGTACAAAGGCTTTGCTGTGATATTAAATGACTGTACAGTTGGCACACGACCATGTCTATCATCTGTTGCACTTATGTAGTCTACATCGCTAGGTAAGCTTGAATTAAAACTTGTAATTACAATTGGTACACTATTAAGTTGCAGTGCACCATGTCCTTCTAAACGACACACCACCGGCGGAACGCCTGCAAGTTGATCTTGACCGTAAAACATTTTTGTTGCACTCCTGAAAAAATGCTGAACTGCTAATACATAATCAGCATCCTCAGGACTTCTAGCAGAAAATTGCGCAACTAAATTTATTTCACTTACTGCACTACTTTGATAAAACAAATATTCATAGTTGCTGTGAGTCGGAGAAAGCGGAGTATAGTTTGCTGTATGATTAATACTAATTTCTGGTGTATAAGGAAACACTACTTTTCCACTAGTTTGCTGTAGTGGTGCTAATGCCCCGGCGCTGTTACTTATTCTTCCACTAGGATCAGAAATTTTAACTCTAAAATCTTTACTACTACTAGGAAATCTATCAATATTAATAGGAGCAATACGTGGAGAATCTGAATCTATTCCAAAGATAATGTTTCTTAATTCGTCTTTAATTTTATTGAGATTAAAAGCCATTTGTTTTTCCTCCAGATGTTGTAAACAATTTGTTAACTGCCCGTGACCGCCTACTATTCGGTATGCTATTGTTAGGTCGATTTACTTGTTGTTTTTCTGGTGTGTAATTTGCAATCTCTGTTGTTCGTCGTTGACTAATTTCTTGTTGATTGAGTTTACCTCCTAATAGGTGCTGTACATTTCTAGTAGCAGCGCCAGTTGTTCGATTGTAGGAAATTTCCACTGGAATATTATCTTGATAAGTAACATTAGTAATATGTTCTGTGCCGATTCCTAAATCTTTTGCTAATTGATCTAGTAATTTTTGCTGTCTAGTACTAGCGTTTTGGTAAGCCAGTGATGTCATGTTAAACTCCAATAAGATATTGTATTAAGTATTTATCGGTGTTATAATATGCTAGTATTACATTTCTAGGAGAAACAATGGCGTTAAGAAAAAGAAAATATCTTAATAATCGAGACTTACTATCAGAAATTTCTAAAAGCAAAAATAGTTATTCAAGTTATGTAAATCCCGAAGATGCTGATTATGACATTATACTTGACAGTATAGATTCAGTTAACAGAAATACTATTAGTCAAGCAAGAAAAAATCGTGCTGACAGAATTGCTAAAGCAAATTGGGAAGTCGAAGCGGCAGTTGCAAAAGGCGTTAAACAAGATAAATTTTCAATTAATCATTTAGATATTCCAAAAACAGATGTTGTTTTTAGAATTAAAACATTTGATCACATCCCAGAGGAGATCGGGCGTAAAAAGAATCCAAAAACTGTTGCAGATCATCATGTTAAGTTGAACTTTCCTCCTTACCAACATTGGAGACTAGATGAAAACGACGAACTGTTTTGTGTCGGAAAGAGCCATTGGATAGGTGGGATGGAAAACGGATACTTTAGTCTCGACCACGGCGGAATGACTAATACACTAGCAAAAATGTATATGGTTATGTGTGAACGCTACGGTAGCAAATGGAACTGGCGAGGATATACTTACAACGACGAAATGAAAAGCCAAGCACTATTACAGCTATCGCAAGTAGGGCTGCAATTCGACGAGTCTAAGAGTGACAATCCTTTTGCATATTATACTGCAACAATTACCAATAGTTTTACCAGAATATTAAATATCGAAAAGAAAAATCAAAACATCAGAGACGATATGCTCGAATCACATGGATACAAATCCAGTCATACTCGACAACTTAATTCACACTTAAAATGGAAAGAAGACACAGGACAAAGGACAGAGACAGGACAATGAGTTTAAAGAAAAAAGATATACTTGATCGTTTATGGAATTATAGGGAGCTGTGCTTGTCGCATGTATACAGCGAACCCGACAGCCAAATACATCAAAATGTCATGGACCATGTTATTCCAAAATTTGTTAAAGAACATTTCTTAGACNATTCATATAAAATTCTCGACATTGGATGCGGCCAGGGATATGGTATGGAAAAATTCAGTGAGTTAGGATGTACTAACATCAGCGGATTGACTCTCAGCAAAGAAGATGTTAAGGCTGCAAAGAAACGCGGCTTTGAAGTTGCTGCCGAAGACATGAGTTTTCAGAGTTGCAAAGATGGTACATACAATACACTATTTGCAAGACACAGTTTAGAACATAGTCCATTTCCACTGCTCACACTATTAGAGTTTAACAGAATACTAGCAGATGGAGGCCTTGCATACATCGAAATGCCTAGTCCAAAATGCACTCGTTTACTTGAACAATATGATAATCATTATTCGATTATGGGACCTCGGCAATGGTCTGCACTTTTTACTCGTGCCGGATTTAATATTAAAGATATTGGTGAATTGCAGTTTGATATCAGTGATAACAACAACGGCGAATCCTTAGGCACTGAAGTTTATGAATGGTACGTACTCGAAAAACCGGTTGACTGAGTTACGTTTTCAAGTTATTATAAAAGCAATTAGTTAAGTTAAAGGATACTCATGCCTCTATTTGAACGTGCCATCATGTTCACTGATATACACCATGGCAATAAAAGCAACAGCTCTCTGTTTAATCAAGATTGTAGCGACTTTATTGACTGGGTATGCAGTGTAGCAAAAGAAAAAGACATCAATACTTGTTTGTTTTTAGGCGACTGGAATCATAGTCGTGCTAGCATTAATGTGGCTACGCTAAATTACAGCACACAAAACTTGGAAAAACTAAACGAAACATTTGATGCTATACATTTTATTCCAGGTAACCACGACGAATATTATAGAGATCGTCGTGAGTTTAACAGTATGCCGTTTATCAATAACTTTAAGAACATTCATTTTTACAACGATATTACAACCATTGACGATTGTAGCTTTGTTCCTTGGCTTATTGGCGACGAGCATAAAAAAATGCGTAAACTAAAAAGTCAGTATGTTTTTGGACATTTTGAACTACCGCACTTTTATATGAATGCAATGGTACAAATGCCGGACCATGGCGAAGTTAAAAGCGAAGATTTTGGTAGTTGTGGTACAGTGTTTAGCGGACACTTTCATAAACGTCAGGAAAAAGGCAATGTTGCATACATTGGCAATGCTTTTGGACACAACTACAGCGATGCATGGGACGATGCTAGAGGTATTACAATTCTTGATTGGGGCAAACCGCACACTTATATGGAATGGCCAGAAGCTCCTAAATATCGTACTATCAAAATTAGCCAACTACTTGAAGGTCCAGAACAATATCTTAGTAACAAAACTTATGCAAGAATTACATTGGATATTGATATTAGCTATGAGGAAGCAAACTTTATCAAAGAAACATTTGTTGATCAATTTAGTCTCAGAGAACTTAGCTTGATACCAAATAAAAATGTAAATGCATTAGATCAAGAAGCAGTTGGCGAAATTAACTTTGAAAGTGTTGATACCATTGTTACTAGTCAGCTTGCACAAGTAGAAAGTGACATGTATGATAATAATTTATTAATGGACATTTACAGGAACCTTTAATGAAAAATAGATTATATCATACTATATACAATGATATATCCGATAAATTTCAAATACTGGATATAATTGATTCTGTATTTTTTGACTATTTGCATCCTGACGAATTAATAGAAAAAATTAGAGTTTTTAAAGACTTTGAATTTAAAGAAAATCAACGTTTGCTAATATATTACCAAGATACTGGATTTTACCAAAATCTAAATAGCGGATGTAGTGTATTTCTTTATAATTTATTACAAATATTACAAAAGTTTCAAATACCAGAAGAATTTATAATCATTTTTACTAATCATTATGGATTAAAAAAAGAAATTGAACATATAAATTCAATGATTGACTATTCATTGAATAAAATAGTTGAAACTTCGCTTTGGCATGACTATCCCCAGGTTGATCAAGTTAAGGAAGCAATTTATCAAAATCATAATGATTATAAAAAAACATTCTTGTATACAAACTTAAACAATGTACCTCGAGTACATCGTGTTTTAACATTGTCATACCTTAAAGAGAAGAAATTGCTAAACAAAGGTATTATTTCTTATAGGTTTAATAACACATGAATCTAATACACTTTACTAAAGTTTGCAGAATAAACGATCGGTTTTTTACAAATAGTAAACATAAAAAAGTTTACAATAACAATTCTAATTATTTTATTAATTCTTCTTATGTTCACACTCTAGCAGATCAGACCAAAATGTTAAATCAAAATCATGAATATTTTGACAATTTTTCTTTTATTAAAAAATCTTTTATTTTTTTAATAACCGAAACTGTTGGTGAATATCCTTATCCGTATTTTACTGAAAAAACTTGGAGAACAATTCTTAATAAGATGCCTTTTATGATCGTTGGAGGAAAACACAGTTTAAAATTGTTAAAAAGTTTTGGGTTCGAAACTTTCAATGAATACTGGAACGAGGATTATGACAACTACGAAAAATTAGCTGACCGGATTGACATGGTTACACAAAATTTAGCTAACTTGTCAGAGTTAAAAAATAATGAACTTGACAACTTATACCAAAAAATGCTACCAATAGTAGAACATAACTGTAACCATCTTGAGATTTTTTATAAAAAACAACAAAATGATATTAAAGAAAAGTTAGAAAACCTATGACATTTAAAATTAATACACTAACTGTTAAAAACTTTATGAGCGTGGGCAATCAAACCCAGGCAGTTCATTTGGACAGGGATGATCTTACACTAGTTCTTGGTGAAAATTTAGATGTTGGCGGTGGCGAAGGTGGAGCACGTAACGGAACAGGCAAGACTACAATCATCAATGCATTGAGTTATAGCTTGTACGGTCTTGCATTAACAAATATCAAACGTGATAATCTTATCAATAAAACTAACAGCAAAGGTATGTTGGTAACTGTTGAGTTTGAACGCAATGGACTGAGCTATAGAATTGAGCGTGGTCGTAAGCCAAATGTACTTAAATTCTATATCGGCGATCGCGAAGTAGAGCCAACTGATGATGCTGCACAAGGAGATAGTAGAGAAACTCAAAACGAAATTGAGAAACTACTAGGCATGAGCCATGACATGTTTAAGCATGTTGTTGCACTAAACACCTACACTGAGCCATTTCTTAGTATGAGAGCAAATGATCAACGTGCTATCATTGAACAGTTGCTAGGTATTACACAACTCAGTGAAAAAGCAGATTCTCTCAAAGAGCTAAACAAAGACACTAAAAATGCAATCAAAGAAGAAGAATACAGAATCAAAGCAATCGAAGATGCTAATTCTAGAATACAAGAACAAATCGAAAATCTAAAACGCCGGCAGCGTATATGGCAAAAGAAAAACACCGACGATATTAATGAATTACAAACCGGCATTGATCAACTATCGCACATTAATATCGAAAAAGAATTAGCCGATCATTCGGCAATTTTCGAGTACCAGGAAAAGAAAACTCGTTTAGATGAAGCAGTACGCTGGATCAATAGTATTGAATCTGACGATAAGAAACAAGAAAAAGTTATTTCTAAACTTGAAAACGAAATCAAATTGTTGAAAGAACACACTTGTTATGCTTGTGGTCAGGAAATGCACGATGATAAACAAGAGAGCATTCTTGCTTCTAAAGAAGAACAGAAAAAAGAAGCAGCAATGCAAATCTTATCTAATAGTTCTCAATTAACTGAACACTTGGATGTAGTAAATAGCATTGGTGAACTTGGTGATAAGCCTACAGTATTTTATAACAACATCAATGAAGCATACGAGCACCAGAATACAATTAGTGCACTGGAAACTCAATTAGATAGCAAACGCAAGGATGTTGATCCGTATATTGAACAGATCAGCGATATGGAAAATGAAGCAATACAAGAAGTATCATGGGAAACAATTAACGAGTTAACCCGTATCAAAGACCATCAAGAATTTTTGCTTAAATTGCTAACTAACAAAGACAGTTTTATTAGAAAACGTATTATTGATCAAAATTTAAGTTACTTAAATGCACGCCTAGACACCTATTTACAAAGTATTGGACTACAACACAGCGTAGAATTTAAAAACGATCTTAGTGTTGAAATCCAAGAACTAGGAAGAGAGCTAGACTTTGATAACCTAAGCAGAGGAGAGCGAAACAGGCTTATACTAAGCCTAAGTTGGGCGTTCCGAGATGTTTGGGAAAGTTTGTATCAACCAATTAACTTGCTTTTTATTGACGAACTAGTGGATAGCGGAATGGATAGTAGTGGAGTTGAAAACTCAATGAGCATACTTAAAAAAATGAGCAGAAGAAACAAGAGTGTTTGGTTAGTAAGCCACAAGGACGAACTAATTGGGCGTGTTAATAATGTTCTTAAAGTTGTTAAAGAAAATGGGTTTACCAGTTACAACACTGATGTAGAAACTGTATGAAGAACGCACTTACAATCAGTGTACAGCATCCAGATATAACAATGATTCGCTGTGAAGTTAACAGCGAAGTTGTTAAGCATAAACTAATCAAAGGTAACTATTATTTTAGTGCACCAGATAACAGCCAAGTTAATGTTTACTTTGAACCTTGGCAAATTGAGCCTATTATAAGATTTGATCATCATATGGTTAACTATGCACTAGCAGAAATCAATCAATACGATCATATGCTGGAATTTAAAGTAAATACTGATTATCTTGAATACTATTTTTCAAACCAAATTGAATATAAGAAAAAGTTTTTAAATATTACAAACGATAACAAAAGTTTACTAATGGACCAGTTTGTGGGTGTTGAAGTTGACTATAGAGAAATCGAACAATTAATNGACAAAAAGTTAAAATGAAAAAAGCACTGCTGGTTAATCTTCCAAGATACGATACAATTGCACCTAGTAGTGCAATGGGAATTCTTGCTGGATTATGCGAGAATCATAACTGGGATTACGACATTGTTGACATAAGTTATGAAATCAAAAGCCGGTTAACAGTAGACGAAAATTTTGAAATTGATAACTGGCTTACGTTTATTATACCAGAAATAAAACCAGAAACTGAACAAAAGTTGCTGGATATCTGGAGAAGTTTAGTAGTTGATGTTGCAAACGATTACAATTTGGTATGTGCTAGTATCTTTACATACTGGACATTGCCAATTGCTAGACTGTTTTTAACCGATTACCGTCAAAATCTTGCTATAAAAACTCCAATAGTGACTGGAGGAAACGGTACACTTAGTGCTTTCCCGGATACAAAACAAAGATTTTATGATTGGGCAACTAAAAATAAAATTGTAGACTATGTTATTGTAGGAGAAGCAGAAACACCTTTTACAGAGTTGCTCAAAGGAAATGCAACCGGTCCAGGTATTAACAATGAAAATTTCATACAGGAAGAAAATTTAGACCGATTTCCTTTGCCTAGCTATAAAAAATTCGATAT